TTGTGTACCAGAAACAGCGATCACTTTGTCAGAAATTTGACAATAGTTGAAAGCTCTTGTTGTTGCACTCATAGCATCAACAGTTGCTTCATCACCTTCAATAACTGCGTTAGTTGCAGGTGTTGCAAGACTGTCTAATTGCCATTCATGCTTAGTTGATTTTGCTTGCGCGCGTGGTATTGCACTTAGTATAGGAGTATCTTCAGGACTAACATTATAAATAATATTAACTAAATCTTCTCTAATACCTGTAGTGTCATACGTATCGTACAAGTTTGTTGGTTGTGCCATATAGGCCTCCTATTAAAGAAAGTCTTTAAAGACTTTAGCAGCGTCAGCTACTTTGCCAGTCTTTTTAAGACGATTAAGTTTTTCGTTTCTAAGTCGAGCAACTTGTTCAGCATTAGTCTTGGTTGTACCAGACCTCATAACTTTAGGAGCATTAAGAACTTTCTTTTTAACTTTAGGATTAGCACGTCTAATTTTATCATATGCCAAAGCGTCTCTAATTAATAAGACTTGTCGTGAATCATAGATAGTATTTATCTCTTGATCATTATATCCAACATTAGTTAGATACGATTTCATATCAGACTTTAACTTACTGGCTTTGCCAGGATCATTAAACTCTGGTACTAATGACATGACTTTAGATTGCTCTCCTTGTATGAACTTTTGTAACTCAACATTCTGAGCTTGTTGTGTTTCATACTGGATCCTTTGTAAATTTTCTGCACGTTTTCTCATCTTATGTTCAAGCTTACTAGCCTCAACAGGATCATCTTCATACAGTTTTTCAAAGTCAATGTTCGCATACTCCGCTTGTAGTTGTGATTGCGCTGAATTATTTAAGTCATTCAACTTAGCGAGTTTTTGATTTATCTCAGTTTGAGATTGTTGAAGTGTTTGATCAAGCCTTGATTTCTCTAAGGACAGATCTTGTTTACCTCTTGTGTAATCAGCTTCTCGTTGGTATCCCTGAAGTAATTCATCAAGGGTGACATTCAATGTTTGGCCATTAACTTTGACCTCATATGAAGGTTCCTCTGAATTTTCATTAATATCTTCTTGAGCTTCATCTGTAGCTTCCGCTACATCAACTTCCTCAGTTTCCTCTACAGGTAAATCTTCGGTTGTTGGTTGTTCAACTTCTTCAGTTGGTTCTGATTCAGCAGGTGCTTCATTAGCAGGTGCTTCCTCAGGTTTGCCTTGATTCTGCATAAGACCAGCAATGGTTTTACCAGCGTCAATGACACTCATAGCTTCATTAGCCATAATACACTCCTTTATTGGTTGGTGTTAATTTAAAGCACTCCTGAACGGTTGGTGCTATTTTTTCTTGCGCAATTCTTCTAATTGTTTTGCAGCAAGGATTCCTGTTTCCATAACGGAACGGAAATGATTTTCAAACTTACCTAAAATCTGAAATGCAAGGTAGATCTTTGTCCTTGCTAGTTCGTCATTTGGCCCTGTCTGAAATATCGCTTCAGAGTATGCATCTTTTAAGGTCTGTATAGACTCTTTATAAAGAGGATCCTCTAGAATATCTTTAGCTCTTTGGCCCCTTGTTTGTTCCTTTTGTAGGTCCGACATCTATTTCTATAAAAGTATCACTACTTGGTTGTGGTTGCCTTGGCATTGGTTGCGGTGGCATACCTTGGTTTGGTTGTAACAGACTTTTAGTTGCCTGGTCAAGCATTTGTTTATTAGATTCTGAAATACCTTTCATCTTAACAGCTTCACGCTTAATAGCCTTCTCATCTATATCAGATTCGTATTTCATTTCTAATTCTTTAATCTTAGCTTCAAAGTCTAACATCATCTTTTGATATCTTAATTCAATCTCACGCATTCTATTTTCATATTGCATCTGAGCTTCAGCTGCTTTTTGTTGCGTTTGAATCTGTGAAACTTTTTCAAACTCTGTTGGTTCTTTAGGTTTTGGTGGTGGCATATTTTGCATACCTGTTTGTGGATCAGTAAAGAATGAATCAACATCTTTGAGTCCTGCGTTCTCCACAATCTTAGCTAGTGTATTATATATGTTAGTCATATTAACAATAGGACCAGCTGGTGAACCTTGTAATTTAATTCCTTCTATTTGTTGTCTTAGTATTTGATTAAGAATTGAAAGTTGTTGATCTCTTGATCCTGTACCTAATCCAACTTGAATAGTTACATTACAACGATCTCTCCACTCCATAGGATTCATTGGAACGAAGTTATTTCTAATCTTGATTATGCGTTCTTTATCTTGATATTTAACAACTAATTCAAATATCTTCTTGAATAAATCTTTAACACCAGTCTCTGCAAATATTCTTGCAATCAATTCTATTCTCATTTGTGATTGAGATAAGATTGTATTAATACCTGAAGCAGTTTTGTTTAAGGTATCAGTATCCATACCTTGATTGTATTTAGTAATACCACTTCTGTTTTCTTTAACAGTATCTAAATACTCAAGTAATGGAAAAGCTTGTGTGTTAATTGTTTGAGTAGTCATTGGCATCATGACTTGTCCTGGAGCTGCTTTAGTTCTTACAACTCCGCCCGGTCGGTTAGTTAATAGATCTTCTAAATTAACTTGACCATCCATAACAGCTACTCTGTTGTTATTTGTAAGATACATATTGTCTAGTATCTGACGCATAACAGTAGACTTAATTAATTGAATGTCCTCAACTAACTCTGAAACTGATCTACCATAGAATCTATGTGGAACCATGATAGGAGTAATAGAACAGAATGGTTGGCTATCAACAATAACATCATCTAAAATAGTATTGCTATCATCACCTGATGAAGTAATCTTTCTTAGTTCTGCAATGCCGTCACCATCTTCATCTATTTTAATATATGATTCACATATCGCAATCTCATCAGTAGAGCTGTCTCCAGTTTCTGAAGTAAAGTCATCATCTATATTTCTATGTCTTGTACTTTTTTCTTGGTTATATCGTTGTGTAGTTTCTCCTGCTAAACTATAAACTAAATCATAATCAAATCCCATTTCAACTAATTCACTTCTAGTTTTAGTTGTACGATGACATAAGAAGTGTGCATCTTCTAAAGTTTTAGCACGTCTTTGAATTAAAAATTCTTCTGGTGGTATAGCTTCAAACTTTACTCGCCCAAATGTTTCTGTTCGAGTAATAACTACATCATGTATTTTAGGAACAGGAACTTCTTTTAATTGTTGTTCCATTAAATCAGCAGATACTTGATCTCCTACTGCATTTATTTGTTCCTTAATGTTCTCTTTATGTTCTTTAAATGTTTCGTCTGCGTACTCAGTATGTTCTTTTACTTCAACACCATCCTCATCAATAAGCATTGTGAACTCAGCTTCAGATAACTTTTCATAAGTTTCTTGTTTAGTATTTTCTGATGTATCCCAATATACTTTTACAATTCCATTTTTATGTAACAATGCATCTTTAAACATTGAATACAAAGTTGTGAATCCTTCATTATCTTTATTAAATATATGATTCAAATAATCACTAGCTTGTTTAGCAATTTGTATATCTTCTTGTGTGACAGGATCAACTTTAACAATATTATCAGAGGCAGTAAATATTCTAAGTAGTGCAGGTAAAATAGATTCAATAGTATCAGCAACATCAGTTGAAACAACTTGTGAACGACCTTCTACTTCATTACCAAATGCTTCACCAAAATAATATTCATTTGCTTTTTTCCTATCTTCAACAAGACTAGTATCAAAGTAACCATACGAATTTTTTAATTCACTAGCTAGTATCGCACTTACTTCATGTTCTGATAATGATTTACCTTTTGCCATATAATTCCTTAAACTACATATCTAATATCTACACTCATAGGTCTGGTCCAATCAGTTCTTGTTGGACCATCAACGCTACATCCATAGCGAAATGCATCACTTCCGTGTGATGCCCAGTCGTGTAGTGGTTTGTTTTTAAATGTTTGCATTCTATCATCAAACTGTTTACGGTATTGTCGCAAACAATCAATACCATATTTACATCTATTCTTATCAAAGTAACAATTATCTAAACTGTTTCTTACTGCTTCAATTCCATGATCAATCTCTAGTCGAGGGCATACCTCAAAATCTGTACCTAGTTCTCTTGCTACTTCCAATCTAGATTTACCTGTACCCAGTTCTCTTGTTGTTATATCATGCGGTGCTACGTGCCTTCCATAGTTATAAGCTTTTTCTTTTAACATATTAATATAGAACGCTAATGATTCACCAGACGATTCAAAATAATCTATAAGATGTATTTCTTTTCCTGTTCTTTGTGCGAACCATATTGCAGTTGAATCCCCAATCCCTAAATCCCACCACGTTTCAACATCTATATTTGGATCATAATCAACATCAGTAATTCTATTTTCTTTTTCTGCCTTCTGGATTTGTTTTCCATAGTAAGCCCCAGATACAGCAGCTTGAAAGCTTACCTCAAATTCTTGTTCGTACTGATCTTCGGGCATTGTAGCCCTAGCATCTTCTAATTCCTCATCAGATATAACTCCTGATTCAGATGCTCTATAGAGTTCAGCGTACCAATCACCACCACGTCTTTTAGCTAGATCATATACTTCCCAGAAATGATTATGCCCCATTGGTGTACCAATAAAGATAACATATCCAAGCTTATCTGATATAGCAGGTCTTACAATTTCTGTCCAAGTCCTGGGTGACATTAGAGCAAACTCATCGAGTACTACTCCGTCAAACCCCAATCCTCTTAAAGAATCAGGGTTATCTGCTCCAAAGATTTGTATCCTGGAGCCATTCCATAGATCAACCTTTAATTCTGTTTCATGACGTTTGCCACCAAGTTTCATTAGAGGGTCCGTATATAGTTTTAAATAGTCGTAAGCGACTGCCTTACCCTGGCGATAAGTTGGTGCGATATACGCCAATCTAGAATTAGGTTTTTCACAGCAAGTCATAATTAAATGATTAACTGCAAGTACGGTTTTACCGAATCGTCTATGACAAACTAAGACATTGTAGCGTCTTAATTCGTTATGAATCTTTTCTTGTAAAGGCCGAGGTTCATAGGGAATCTCTATGTTCATTTACTTTTTTTTACGCCATCCTATTGTTACAGCTACAGGTTTATCATCATCACCAATAATTGTAGTATTCAAAGATGCTCTCTTAGAATGTACAAATGGTGCTGCTTCCTTTGCTGCCCACATTTTCTTTTCAATAGATACTTGAGGATTGTTCAACATATTCAACATATATTTCAAAGGTGTAGTCTGTCCTTTACCTAGGTCAGCAGCTAGGCGTTCTGCTTTTGTTCCTGCCTTTATACCCACAGGTCTACCAGCTCCTTTTCTTTTTCCTCCGTGTGTCATCCTAGTAGTCCTAATCTTTGCATAGTAGCTAGTTTAACTAACATATTATTATTCATTCCAGCTCCACCAGCAGGGCCTCTATTCATTGCCATATTGTTTGGCCTGTTCCTGTTTTGTACTGTCATATCTGGCATATTATTTTGATATACTGGATCTATACCTGGTCTTAATACAGGGTTGAATGGTATATTCTTAGGATTGATTGGTGTAGGCTCACGATAATTCTCTGGCATTTTCGGTATTAGATCACCATAGTTCGGTAGTTTCTCTGGTACTTGTTTAGCTTCAGGGAATCTATAATCATTAATAGGATTCAAGTTATTACCATGAATATCATCCATCATTGCTTTACCAGATTTATTAGTATCTCTTCCTCCCATACCATTTTCAAGTCTATCAATTTCTCCAGGTTCTAAATCTTGATAGTATTCATCTAAAACTGTAGATAGAGTTAACCATCTTTCTTCAATCACTGCTTGCGAATCTTCTATCCATGGTGAATCAGGATCTAAAATAACTCTAATATCTAATGGATTACAAAGAC